CGAGGTGCTCGAGCAGTACCGCGCCGAGAGCACCGCCAGCCAGGCCGCCCAGCTAGCCGCCACGCGCGAGCTGGCCGAGGAGATCAAGCTCTATCGCTCGGCCGTCCTCGAGCAGAACAAGCTGCTTCACACGAGGGGAGGCGGGTAGAACCATGACGGACAGATCCAAGGGGGTTTTGGCATCGATCTGGGCGGGGCTGATCGTGGTGCTCGTGCTGACGATCTGCATCTACCGGGACGTTCGGGTCCTCAACCAGGACACGCGCGCCCGGGCGGCGGCGGCGCAGCAACGCTGGTCGGAGAGGCGCACGGAAGACCAACGACGGGACCAGGCCCTGCACGACGAGATCCTCGGCCAGCTCAGGCTGCTCACGGGCGAGCTGCGGGTACAGCGCATGGCGATCGAGCGGTTGAACCTGGTGACGCCCGTCGAGGCGATCAGGGATCGGGCGATCGAGACGAAGAGGCCGCATTGATGGCCACAAGCCGTGGCACCCCAGGGGGGGGCCGTCCTCCCAGGGGGAGGGGGGAGGGGGGTGTTCCGAAGAGTCCCGCTCTCTTCTCGCGAGTGCAACCCCAAAAAACGCATACCGGCGAGGGTCGGCGTGCATTCCGACCAATATCGACGCGGTCGCGGTGACATCTCGATTACGGCACCGCGCATCCCTCACGGCGTTTCGCCGTGTCGGTGTCCGCGCTGCTTTCGCCTGCGTCTCTTGCGGCCGGTGACGAGCTCTTGATTTCCAGGAAGAGGCCGCGGAAACGCGCAGCGAAGAAGACGCGGCGGCCCGGGAGGAAGACCGTCGTCCCCGGCTGGGGCGGCCGGAGAGAAGGGAGCGGTCGGCAGCCCGGCATCAACTGGACCATCGTGAAGCGGAAGGCCGGCGTCGGGTGCACCGAGGAGGAGATCATCACCGCGCTCGAGATCCGGCCGGAGCTGCTCAAGGACCAGGAGACCTCGGAACGATTAAGACGCGAGGTCGTCGTCGGGAACGCGCGGCACAAGGTCCAGGTGAGGGAGAAGATGCACGAGCAGGCGATCAAGCGGGGTTCGGTGAACGCGCTCGGCGCATGCGCGCGCAACGAGCTCGGTTGGGACCAGCCGTCCGCGCAGGTTTCAGAGGAGGCGCCCCAGGTTGACGAACCCTTGCTCCTCAACCTCCTTGCGCAGCTGAAGGCCGGCGGCGGCCCCCATGGTTCGCCGGCGTCGGCAACGTCCCCGTGATCCTCGTGCTCCTCCTCCTGCAGCAGCTCGTCGCGGCGCCGCCGGCCCTCCGCGTGCAGTTCGTCCATGCGCTCACCCCGGAGTCGAGGGCGGCACTCTACACGGCGCTCAGGTACACCTGGCCTTACTGGTGTCGTCCTGAGCAGCGCGAGCCTGAAGGCCCGTGGCGCTACTGGTTCCAGATCTCGGGCCGCGGCTCTGGGAAGACGCGCGTCGCCGCGCAGCAGATCATCCGGTGGGCGCAGGAGAACCCAGGGATCCGGATCCTGCTCGCCGGCAGCGACGCCGGCAACTGCCGCAAGGTGATGGTCGACGGACAGAGCGGGATCCTCGCGAGCTCGCCGCCGTGGTTCGAGCCTCACTACTATCCGACTCTGAAGCGGCTCGTCTGGCCCAACGGCTCGCTCGCGGAGCTGCACTCGGCCGAGGAGCCGAAGACGTTCCGCGGTCCGCAGTATCACAAGGGCTGGGTCGAGGAGCTCTTCCACTGGTCGATCCCCCGCGGCATGACGGAGCCGATCGCCTGGAAGGAGGGCGTCGTCTCGTCGGTCCGCCTCGGCGCCAACACCCAGGTCATCGTCACGTCGACTCCGCGGATGACCGAGTTCTGCGAGGACCTCCTCCTCGGCAAGCGCGACGATCACGGGCGCCGGCCGATCTCGGACCCCGAGCTGCTCTACGGAAAGGCCCCGGCCTCGTGGGCCCACGAGTTCGAGATCGAAGTCGACGGCATCAAGCAGAAGGTGCGCCTCGTCGTCTCCCGCTCGTCGACGGAACGGAACAAGGCGTTCCTCGCTCCCGGGTTCGCAGAGGACCTGCGCCGCCAGTTCGAAGGGTCCCGGCTCGAGCAGCAGGAGCTCGACGGGATCATCCTCGCCCGCATCGAGGGAGCGCTCTGGACGACGGAGGGGCTCGACCAGAACCGGGTGGACGGCGTCCCGCGGATCGGCCGGACCCTCGTCGCCGTCGACCCGACCCGAGCCGACGCGCCCGTGCACGAGGCCGGCATCGTCGTCGGCGGCCTCGGCAAGGACGACGGCCACGCCTACGTCTGGGACGACCGCACCGTGAAGGGCAGCCTGGCTGTCTGGGGCTGGGCCGCGATCCAGGCCTACCGCACGTATCGGGCGGAAGCCATCGTCTTCGAGAGCAACCGGCTCAGCGACCAGGACAAGCGGTTCCTCATGAGCCTCGATCGCTCGGTGAAGTGGGTGCCGGTGAAGGCCACGAAGGACAAGATGCAGCGCGCCGAACCGGTCGCCGCTCTCTACGCGCCGCCCGAGGTGAGGGTGCACCACGTGCGCGACCGTCGCAACCCGATGGTGCTCGAGCGCCTCGAGGACGAGATGGTCTCGTGGAACCCGCAGGACGGCCGCGACAGCCCGAGCCGGATGGACGCTCTCGTGTGGCTGGTCGTGGCCCTGCTCCTGCAGCCGCCACGGCAACAGCTCCGGCTGATCTGATGAGGAGGGGACCGATGACGACCGCGCTCCAGACCGGGAGCCCTGCCGGACCGGGCCGCCTCGAGGCCTCGTATCGCGAAGTCCAGAAGGCCATGGGCGGCGCCTCGCCCTACGGCCTCGTGCGCGGGGTGTATCCCGTCTCCTCGGGCGAGCCTCCCTCGCGGGGAACGGCCGATCTGCTCGAGGGATACGACACGATGCCCTGGCTCCGCGGGATCGCGAGCAAGGTCGGGGCCTCCGTCGCCGGGGTCCTGATGGGAGGGGGCATCTACCGCACCCGCCAGGGCGGCCGCGTGGTGCGGATGCCTCACCTGCAGCGTGCTATTGCGGATGTGCGCTGGAAGATGCTGCCGGCGCTCGTGAAGAGCCTGGAGGCCGAGCTCGTCACGGAGCATCCCTACTACGACGCGATCGTCAAGCCGAACCCGTTCATGAGCGGGATGAGCCTGTACAAGCTGACGAACGTCCACGTCGACCTGGTGGGCGACGCCTACTGGATCAAGGAGCGGAACGCCCTCGGGACCCCCACCGGCTACTGGCCCATCCCGCCGCACTGGGTCGCGGAGCATCCGACTCCGGACCAGCCGAGCTTCCGGATCGCCTGGCGCTCCTGGCAGGTTCGCATCCCGGAGACGGAGGTCGTCTGGTTCCACGAGCCGAGCGCCGCGCATCCGTACGCCCGCGGGAGCGGCGTCGGGTGGTCGCTCGGCGACGAGTTCGAGGTCGACGAATACGCGGCGAAGATGGCGAAGCAGCTCTTCTACAACCGCGCGCGGCCGGACTTCGTCTTCATGGGCGGACCCGGCGCCGGCGAACCGGAGATCCGCCGCGTGGAGCGGGACTGGGTGAACAGGCTCCAGGGATTCTGGCGCGCCTTCAAGCCGTACTTCATGACCGGCGGACTCGACGAGCCCTACTTCGACGTGCGGAAGCACATCTACGAGTTCCAGCAGCCGACGATGGAGCAGCTGATCTACCCGAGCCTCCGGATGAACCAGCGCGACATCGCGCTGCAGACCTGGGGCGGGATCCCGCCCGAGATGTTCGGGGTACTCGACAACGCCAACCGCTCGACGATCGAGGCGGCCAAGTACCTCTACACGGCCGACGTCGTTCTGCCGCGTTCGGAGATGCTGCGCTGGGTCGTGCAGACCCAGGTCATGCCGGACTACGACGAGCGGATCCTCTTCGACTACCCGTCCCCGATCCCGGAGGACCGGGAGTTCCAGCTCAACGTGCGCAAGGCGGCGCCGTGGGCCTGGAAGGCCGACGAGCTGCGGGCGTTCGGCGGGGACCAGGCGCTGCCCGACGGCCGCGGCCAGGTCCACATGGTCCCGCTCAACAGCTACGCGACCGAGGACCTCCGCGACAAGACCTCGCGGCCGGCGACGCCGGCGTCGGCACTCCGCGACCAGGAGGATCCCAAGGCGAATGGCTAACGGCTCCGGCATCGCCCATCCGCTACGGCGGTCCGAAGTGCGCGACGAGATCGAGCGCCTCACCCGCGCGCATCTAGACCTGAACGGGGGAACCGGCAAGATCTCGATCGTCATCGACTTCAAGGCGTGGAAGCCGATATCGTGGCACTTGCTCGTAGAGGACAGCAGGAGGGACTTGACAGACCCGACGTGAGGGGCGTACCGTCACCGCAGATAGACGTCACACCGTTCCGCTGGAGACCCGGAGGAGCCCGGCGCGGCAAACAAGCCGCCTGGGCTCTTTCCTTATGGATCTCGCGGACCTCCAAGTAGACGACGCGCTCACACAGTGGAAGGCCCACCCTTCCGGCGCCGCCATCCTCTACAAGCAGTACGTCGCGGCCATCGAGGCGCCCGGAGGCAAGGCGTCGCGGAAGCGTACCTTCGTCATCTCGACCGGGTCCGTCGACCGCGACCGCGACGTCCTCAAGGTCGCCGGCTGGGACTTCGAGAACTACCTGAAGAACCCGGTGGTCCTGTGGGCCCACAGCTACTCGATGCTCCCGGTCGGCAAGACGGAGAGCATCGTGAAGCGGGCGACGGCCCTGAGGGCGACGGCCGAGTTCGCCCCGGAGGAGCTCAATCCCTTCGCCGAGTTCGTGTTTCGGATGATCGACGGCGGGTACCTGCACGCGTGCTCCGTTGGCTTCCGGCCGCTGAAGTGGGTCTTCGTCGAGGATCGCCGCGGCTACGACATCATCGAGATGGAGCTGCTCGAGTACTCGATCGTCCCGGTGCCGGCGAACCCCGACGCGCTCACCGAGGCCGCCCGCAAGGGGATCTCGCTCGTCCCGCTGAAGCACTGGGCGGAGGCCGTCCTCGACGGGTTCGAGCCGGGGCTCTGGGTGCCGAAGGCCGCGGCGAAGCGCGCGCTCGAGATCGCCGCCGGCGAGCCGAAGAGCATCTCGGTCCCGGCCCTCGAGGTCGAGCCCGCCGCAGTCCCGCTCGACGCCGACGGCGTCATCGAGCTGCTCAAGGGCCGCCTGGCCAACAGCGGCCGCACCTTGTCGGCCGCCATCGAGGAGAGCCTGCGCGCCGCGGAGACGACGACGGCCGTCGTCGAAGCCGCGCTCGACGGGATCCTCCCCCAGCCTGACGACGGAGACGGAAAGAACGGAACGGGCGAGGACGCCAGCTCTCGCCCCGCCGAGCCACGCGCCTTCCTGGACTGCCTGCCGCCCTCCCTCCAAACCGAGGAAGGCGTGCGGTCGGCAGTGCGGGGGGCCTTGACCGATGCCGCACACGCCGAGCTGGCGCGCGTGCGCGGCCGTCTCGACTAGGAGAGAACCATGTCGACTCTGCCCACGCCGGTCGTGAAGGACGGGGCGCCCCCGTTCTTCAAGGATGCGGACGAGTTCGCGGCCTTCATCCGCCGGGTCGTGGTGGAGGAGGCCCCCGACGCCATCGCGAAGGCGATGACGCCTTTCACCGAGAAGACCCAGAACGCCATGCGCGAGATGCTCGACGCCGACAGGGTCGAGCGCAAGGAGAGCCGGATCGCCCCGGGGATCCTCTTCGCGCGCGGCTGCCGGGCCTTCGCGCTCGCCTTCAAGGAGTCCGGAGAGAAGAACAACCCGGAGGCCGCCCTGCGGTACGCCAAGCAGTACTGGCGGACCGACGAGTTCGACTCGATCAAGCGCGGGCTCGAGGGCTCGATCAAGCTGAAGGCCACCGCGGTCCAGGCCTCCGACCCGTCGACGGGGACGTTCATCATCCCGGAGTGGTCGCGCGAGTTCATCGCCCTCCTGCGGGCGCCCGCGGTCGTGCGCTCGATCCCGGGCGTGCGAGTGGTCCCGAACCCCACCGGCAGCCTCACCATGCGCCGGCAGACGAGCGGCTCCACCCACTA